NGGCCGAGATTACCTCCCGCCGCATCCGAGAGTTCGCGGCCCATAGGTTGGCAGAAGGGAAGAAACGGCTGACCGTGCGGGCGGAACTGACGGCGCTGCGGGCCTTCTTTTCGTTCCTGATATTCGACGAAGTGATCGCCGCCGATCAAAACCCCATGCGGCTGGTGGTCGACCCCAAGGGGCCCCTCCCCGAAATCGTGCCCCTCACCATGGTGGAAACCCATCGCCTTCTCGATTCCTTCGACCAAGACGTGTCTGTGGAATGGCGGAATTATGTGATGTGCCTCCTCATCCTGGACACTGGGTTGCGCGTGAGCGAGGTCGCCCGCTTGCGGATTGAGGATTTGAATGAATGCCGCATCAGGGTCCAGGGCAAAGGGCGGAAGTCCAGGACGGTGTTCATGGGCCGGAAGATGACCATGGTCCTCATGGAGTACATCGAACGCTGTCGCCCGGAGATCTGCAATGGGCACGGCACACTCTTCCCGCCTAGCACCCGCTCAACCTATCCCACCATGCGGTCTCATTATGTCTCCGAGATGATCCGTAAAAAGATGGATGAAGCGGGAATCCCTCGGATGAACTCGTCTGGTCACCGGTTGAGGCACACCTTCGCTGCCAATTTCGTGACGGCGGGCGGCAACGTCTTCGCGCTCCAAAGGCTTCTCGGCCACTCCAAACTTGACATGACGCGGCGGTACGTCTATCTTGTGGATGACGACCTAGCGGAAGCCCATCGGAAGGCTTCGCCAGTGGATAGGATGGCGTTATAAGGAGAAGGGAATGACCCCAGAATCGGGATCACTGGTGGCCTTCTGTGTTTTTGGTTTTGTGCTTATCTATGTGGTTTGGCTAATTCTGGTTGCGCTTGCACGAAAAAGACAATAAGAAAGGTAGGGGCGGGAAGGTTGCCCAGACCCTCGCCGCCCCAAAGGAAAGGAGAAGATGATGCGCCGGGTGGCGCACGTATTATTAACCCAACCCCTTAGTCCTGAGGTTTTCCCCGCCCCACTTCTCGATCCACATGTGAATGAGGGTGCTACCGCCACCTATTAGTACAGCAGAGGCGATAGGGCCGAGCAGCGGGTGAGGAGTCAAGCCGAATTCTGCAAGGAGCGGTGTGAGCACATCATAGCCAGCAAACCATGCCAAGAGGCCACCGGCCACCAGGGCCAGATACTTGATGATGAGGCCCCGAGCCGCTGATTCCTTCGGTATGACCAATTGGATAATGGGCTTGACGAAGTATTCGATGATCGATTCGGCAAATATCCCCAGGCCCAACCCCGCGAAGAGCAAAGCCATCACTTTCGCCAAGACTTCTCCAAGATCAAACATCTTTTCACCTCCTTTCTGCTTTTAATAGATGGTCGCGATGTAATGCTCGAATGTAGCCCAATATGGCCCACCAGAGTAGTAATAGAGTGCATCTTGAAGAACGGTGTTCATCACATTGCCCCTGGCCTTATCCAGTTTAGCCTTCAGAATCTCTAGCCCCGTCCTTATATTCACTTCTGGATCAAAGAGGTCTCTTCCTGGATGGTGGTCTTTCCATACCTGCATCAACCCATGAGCGTGGCCAGCACCCCCTACTGCTTTCGGGTCTCCGTTGCTCTCTATCCTTATGATGCAAGTTACCACCTTTGCGGGGGAGACGTGGACTCCGTTATAGTCAGGTATCGGCACATGGAAACTACTCGTCACCTTTTCGATAACGGGTCTCCATCGGGCTATGTTCTCTGGTACGTCCTTCCAAACTCCCATCGGTTTCCCCTCCTTTGGTTTTGTTTGCGGATTGTATCCCGCCATCGCCCTGTAAATCTTGGGCGTCCAGTCGTGCGTCCCCCAATTATCTCCTGGCAGCCTGCCCGTTGTGAAATAGCAAGCCGCCAAAACATAGGGGTCTTCTTGCAGCCTATCGGCGAACCAGGCCAGTTCCTGTATGCACTTGTACTCCCTCGCCGCCCAGGGGTGGATGTCCCAGGTGTAGTAGCCCACATCGCGGCCACCGATGACGGCGTTGGTGAAGCCGAACTCGGTGAGCAAGATGGGCTTATTCATCCTGGGAACCGCCCTGTGGCGCAGAGCAAACCCCTCGCTTGTGCTAAGATATGGCCAGCCGTAGGAGTGGACGCCGATGTAGTCGGCCTCTCGGACAGCATCCTGGCAATGCCACCAGGCTTCGTAGGGCGGCTGGTCGTTGCTCCAGTTGAGGGTAACATTCTTCTTCCCCTTCTCATGGACAAGGCGGGCGAAGTTGTACTCAAACTCGTTGATTCGTTTCCAGTCCTCGATGCCGTAAGGCGGCGGCTCGTTGTAACTCTCGAAGATGTGGTAGAAGTCCCAATAGGGGGCCAATAGTCCCGCGTGATAACCCGCATTGTAGGCTGGATTGTAAAGCGGTTGCTCATCCCGATAGAGCCTGCATATCCATTGAGTATGAGGAGATAGCCTTTTTGCCTCCGCTAGTTTCATCGTGTCGTGGGCCCAGGGGGCGACTACCTTCGCAAAGGCTGGCTGTGCAACACGCAGAAACTCTAAGCAGTGCTCGTTGAAGCGGATAATGTGAAGGGTTATCTTGTTATTCATCTTCTTCCCCCCACATAATCAGATTGCGTGGGTGCTCGACCCACTTAAAAACCTCGCAGAATCTTAGTGATTCTCTAAAATCTTGCATTAGTTTCAACTGTTCGGTAATTCGCTATTGTTTACCCCAGGGTAAACATCCCCGTTTTAGCAAACAATTTGCGCCATCTTAGTGAATCTCTAAAGTCTTGCATTATGTATGACCAACCTCAGCCTAGACCTGAGTATATCGCTACGGAATGTACTATCCCAACGCCTCTGCTACAATAGCGTGAATCTCCGAGAGTGCCTTGCGATAGCGGGGACAGTCCTCGCATTCTGCTGGCTCTGGCTCTCCAGAGGATGCCTTCACGAACTGGAAGGTTGGCTCAAGGTGCCAGTGGTTTCTTTTGCCCAGCATACCCAGGCCACGAACAATATCAGTCGGATGGGCGGTGCTTACATATACCCAATGCGGGCCTGAATTGGGGGGTTGATAGTATGCTCCGCCACCCATGCCAAACCCAGTTTGCCCATTCTTGTCGGTCTTCTGGATAACCCGCTGAACACGGCCCTTCTCATCGCGCCAATTGAAGGCAATGGGCACCCCATCAACTTCGGGGTCAATATAGCCAGGAATGAGCCTCACCGTCATAGAGGAATCCCGACAGTTCTCATGGAGCGCAACTACCTCCCAATGGTCTTTATCTCTGGAAGCCTCGCTGATGTCGGGAAGGTTGTACTTCTCCTTCACCCACTCCCAGTCTCTTTCGTTTCCTTCGGCATCATAGATTTTCATGGCTCCTCCTTTCCCTCGGGATCCCCTTGGGATGGCCTATACACGGGATATTGGCCCTTGATAATCAAGCCTTTCTCATAAAGCGTATGTATGCGCGCTCTTGCCCTGCAAGGACTAAGGCCCCATTGTTCCGCATATTCCCTGCTCGTCAATCCTGGGTCAGATGGGCTAGGTGGCCCAAGGCCATCGTACATCTCCGCCACTACCCGCGCCATTTCTTCGGGGTCAATCTCTATGGTCGGCAAGTTACTCATAGACGTACTCCTTGGGCTTTCTTACGCTGACTGGATAGGTCAACGGCACTATCACAAAGGGCGGGTCGTGGTCTTTCCCGTACACTTCCACCACCACCATCCCAAAATGAGCAAAGGTATTAAATAGGCTCTTCCTGGTAGCGAACCTACTTTCCACTTGGAAGCAGGGCGTGGTGAATGCCCCTTTCCATTGCCCCCCCACAGGCAAGCCCACCACGCCGCAAGTGTGAATATGGAAGAAGCCTAGTACGTCCCGTTCTTTGGCATACTGCATCGCCGCCTTTCTTAATGCCCGTTGCAATTCCCTTTCGAGCGGCGTGGTCTTATAGACCTGGAAGTAACTCAACTCGTGCTTGAACATGAATCGGATACCATCAAGGGTGAGAAAGAGATGGCGGTGGGTGAGTTTGCCCGTCCTCTCATTGGGAATGACATTGCACCTATCCTCTAGGGACTTGGCCATCAATTCCCCAGAGAGGTAATCATTCCCTTCGTGATAAGGAGTCCCCTCCAATACATAGAGATCACCCACCATCTCCATCAGGGGTTCCTGCGCCTTGACCGCCGCGTGGGTCTGGGCCGTCAAGTCCGAGGTTTCCACACACACCGCTTTCTGCCTTGTTTGCCTCCCATCTATACTGTCCCCCCCATTGATGGCAATGGGGAACCCGTCTAGTCCTCTCGCCTTTAGGTATGCGGGCAGTCGTTCTTCCAAGAGATGCCTCCACACCTTCCACATCGCCCGCTGGTTGTAGTTCAGTCTTGCTCCTCCTCCTTCGCCCTTTGGTGTCTTGGGGGGCCAAAGCCCCGAGATCGAGCCACAGTGCATGTCCCCGTAGCAAAGGATAGGCTTCATGTATCCTCCTCTAGTTTTTTATTCCCAGCATGGCGGCTATCGTCCCAGTGATGGCGGAAATAGCCGCCGAAAAGACAATGAGTCCTTTGTTCCAAGCACCCTGTTCCTTCTCGGTGTTCTTTTGCCGCTCCTCAAGCCTGCCTATCATGCCCTTGTTTGCGTTGATCTCGTCCCACTGCTTCCCCTGAGAAGCGTTCAATTTCTTGAGGTGTTCCAGGATATGCTTGGTATCTGTCTTTATCGTGGCTATGTCCTCTGCGTACTTAGATGTCATAAGCACCTCCTCTCCCTAAGGGGACCTACTCCTGGTTGACAAAGTGTGATATAATGGTTAGGGGCGCAATTCTCGTTTCGTTTGTCTTGAGAGAGGCAACGAGTGTCCGGCGAGTTTCATTGCGCCCCCTCTATTCCTATGCGTTGCTTTGTAGCCTTACTGCGTGCCAAACAGTACCGGCTGGGCTACACTTGAACACGGCCATGTAGTTCCTTGATGAGTGCCTTTATCTGCTTAGCGTTTGATTTGCTATCACTCATCTCCCCCTCTCCTGCCTGACCTTCCTGATATAAGCTAACAACCTCGGGCTATCGTCCTCCGCCTGCTCCGGGAATAGCCTGGCCACTCCAGTGTCGGCCCGATACTCCAACCCTTCGAGCAGGAAGGTCGTATCCCAGTCCCTCAGGTCATCGCCGGAAGCCCCCTCCGCTTCCACCGCCCGGAAGTAGGGAATCCGCACCAGGTTTCCCATCTCCATCTCCAAGGGGTGGATGTATCCCCCTCTCTGTAGGTCTTTGATCTGTCCGACCACCTGAAAGGCCGAGGTGACCTTGGGGTGGCCGACTTCCTTGAGAATCCGTTTGAGCATCTTGATCGCCTGGGCGGACGCCATTCTTCCGAGGGGGACCACCCCGCTCCTCTTCCCCCACTTCGCACTGGCCAGATCGTCCCCGGTGCTGGTGGTGTTCACTGTCAAGCCAGTGCTGGTCACATGGACATAATACTTGTCGGTGTATTGGGTAAGGCCCTCATTATCCACGTACTCCCCCCACGCCTCACTGAGATACCCTTTTCTCCCGGAGGGAAGGGCCCCTTGCCGAGAGATCCTGGTCGCATGTCCGGGTTGGACTTCATAGCGAATCTTCCTGCGATCAGGCTTTCGCACGTACACCCGATACCCTCCCGCCTCCACGCCATAGCCCACCAGCCTTTGGTTCGTGTCGCCATATTTGACACCCATCTCCTCCAAGGCATCCAAGCAAGTTTCCGCTTTCTTGAACTGCAAACAAGGAATGGGGTTGCTTATGGCCTCTATCAGGTTCTCGTCGTTCTCGATGGATGTTTCAGATTCCACCTGGGCGACTATATCCTTCGCTACATCATCCATCGTGATCGAGATGTCCGTGCTGCCATAGATTTCCAAGTCGGTGATTTTGAGATAGGTGTCACCAGTATCATCTGCATAAGTACCTGCGCTAGTTTTCCAGATATTGAATTCCAAGACAGGTCGCTCGGTACTAAGCGTGATGGTTTGGGCGCCCACACCATCAACAGAATGTTGCCATTCAGTATTTCCCGATCCCCAGTTTTTGTTGAATGAGCGCAACATGGCATCCCAGCCACTGAAAGACCCGACCTCAACGGTGAATTTTACCTTCTTGACATCATCATAAGGACAATGATAATAGAGAGCACCACCGGCACTACTACTAGAATACTCCCCCTCTCTGGGGCAGATCCAAAGCCGGTTCTGGGTATCCATCTCATAGCGGTGCGGCCTCCGGTTGGTTTTTAGGTCCCTGGTGGTCGGCTCCCATTCTCTATAATCGGTTTCGGACCACAGCTTCCCCTTCCCGCCATAGGAGAAATCGTCCAGTAGAGCCCAGTTGCCGAAACAGCGGACGATCATATGTTCCCTGAGAGCCTTGTGCTGTTCCACCTTCCTCATCCGACCTATCCATACCGGTTGAATCCCCAAGTAAACCTTCACCTCGTTGTTGTAGGCGATCTCCGGGTAATCTAGGTCAGCGGGATACGGCAGGTTGAATCGGAGCCAATGATCCTCTCCGCCTTTGAACCTCTTGGCGACTTGAAGGCCCCAGAAGGGGGGAAGATATTGGATGTCGTCGTCGTCCCTGATCTCAACGGTCAACGGGATCATGATCCCTCCTACTTGATCGGCGTGAGATATTGGGGGAGATAGTCGATGGTCAATTGGATGCTATTCGGGGTTCCACCGTTATCGATTTGATCCAGATGCTCTTTGTACGGGTCGTCATCTGCCGCGCTAATCGCCAGGAATTTCACATAGACCCGGTTGTCCTTCCCGGGTGCAAGGGTCAGGGGCGGCCCCGACAACGCCGCCTCGTTCGTCTGGGTGGAATCGGCGGACCGGCGGCACTCCACTTGCAGGAAATCCCCCGTGTCATCGAAGATCATCTGGTCGTTGTTGGCCGTCAGGGAAGTGATCGGGAAACCGCTTTCAAGCCTTGAAGCAGATTCGTCATCCGGCAAGAGTAACAAGTAGTCAATCTCGATCGTGTCGGCATCATCCTTCTCGTAGTCTATGTAGTAGGCAAGCGTATAAGGCAGGGCTCCAACGACGGGATTCTGGACCGTGCCAAGGTAGATCAGTTGCCAAGTACTTGCCTTCCCCACATACTGCCAATCAAACGTGGCCTCCGTGAGATCAGCATAACCCCAGCGACGCCTCAATCGGAACTTCGTGTTGTCCTTGTCGTTGGTCCAAACCGAAAGATAGGCCCGGAAACGCCCCCGCTGGTCCCCTTTGTTGGTGGTGATTTGCCAATACAGCCAACTCGTTGTTCCCGAAGTGGCTTGCAACACCTCGCCATCGCATCTGTCGGCATCTGCGTGGACACTCAGGCTGCCGCCCTTGGCGGTGTAATCCTCCGCATCCAGCCAATGATCGAAATTGCCCGGGGTTCCCGCGGCCCGGGTGGCCAAATAGAGCCATTTCAGGGTCTTCGATGCCGTTTCCTTGACGACGACCTTCAACCGCGGCTCCACATCCCCCAAGATGTTGGCCGCGAGGATGTCCACAAAGTTGTCATGCGCGCCGTCATCGTGGTTGTACTTTGTAACGGCGTTGACAAGATTCGTGGTCGAAGTGGGATGCCAATAAGGCTCGCAGTAGAGCGTCACCTGGACATTTTGCAGTTCATGTTTCTTCACTCCCCCTATCGTGGCCCTCGATTCCGAATCGTCAACCTCTGCCCAGTAAAGCCTCTTGTAACTTGTGGCGACGGCCCCGTCCAGTTTGTACTCCATCTGGGCCACCGTCCCCCTACCACTCCTAGAACCCCAATAGAGCTTGGTCTCCTCTATCGTCTCTACTAGATCGTGCAGGGCAGTCTCCACCAGGGTATCGGAGGCGGCAACGATGTCTATGGGGATGGTCCAGCGGCTCACCCCCCTTTTCAGGATCGGCTCGCACACCTCTTGGGGCACCCGGTTGAGCAAAGCCACGATCTCCCTTTGCGTCAGGGGGGTGTTCATCCCAGCGAAAGACCGTATCTCTCCTTGGGCCAAGGGATAGGTACTCCCCAGGAAATCGATGGTGTTTGCACCAGTTATCCTCATTATCTCGGCCATGATTCACTCCTTATTTCGTCCAAAAACCCCCCGCTCTGGCGAAACTATGGTATAATGGGCATGGAAGGAGGGAGAGATGAAGAAAGTAATCATAGTCACGCTGTTGGCCATGCTCTTAATCTCCTGTGCTGATGCAGAGCCCACTCCATATCCCACGCCTACTCCTTATCCAACAAAATCACCCACAACTTTGCCGCTGAGTAAGCCCCAGGTAAAATTGCTCGATTTCACCTATAAGAGAGATAGCGTTGGCAATTTTATCGTTACTGGGCTCGTCAAAAATGTTGGTAAGGTTCCAGTGCGATTTCTTAAAATCTCTTGTCGGGCTTATGCCTCCGATGGAAGCCTTGTCGATACCGATTGGACATATACAAGGCCCTCTGATCTCAACGTTGACGATGATGCTACTTTCACATGCTATCTAGACGAGACTAAGCACATTTCAACATACGAGTGTAAGGTCTTCATCGATTAGCAAACTTTCACGGCGGGAGATCTTCCTGATCTCCCAAATCCTCCGCGCCAGGCCCCGGCTCGCCATGATGCCGATGCCAGTAATCAATATAGATGTCAACCTTTGTTCCATCGAGTCTATCCAGTTCCTTGCGAAGATCCTCCGAGGTATCAATGGCCGGTTCAAGAGCGTTATCAACCAGCGACTTTTTCATCTTCATGCCCTGCACGTCCGCCGCGCTGGCTCCTTGGGTTACGGCCCCAGTGAGCACTTCTTGAAACTCTTCCGAACCGAGCACCATCACTCCTATTTGGTCATCAAACCCAAGAGCCATCGCTTCAAATTCAAGAAGCGATTCTCCCACGTCCTCCCTTATTCCTTCTGGTATTTGATCGAGAATGATTTCACCATCCCGGACCATCTCGGCCAGAATATCCGCGGTATCAGGTGCTACCCCACCAATTGATTCTATCCAAGCCTCCGACCTACCTATGGCAGCAAGGCGCTCCGCTTCTTCTACATTGGCAAGGTATGTCCTATACACTTCCAGAGCAGGACTTGTGGCTGCATTTACAGCGCCGACAATACCTCCTTCAAGTTGAGCCATCGTAGCCATGTGTGCTTCCTCCATGGCCTCGACTTCCTCTTGGGCCTTTTGCCACTCCGATTTGTACATGGCAGTAGCCTCGCTTGTGATAGCCTGCACGTCATAGGCCCCAGGAATCCCGTGCATCCCAGCCCTGGTTTCCTCTAGCCTTCGCTGGGCATCTTCCCACAGTGCCTTCAGTTCGTCAGCGTGACCCTGGGCTATTCCCAAGGATTCGTCGCTACTTATCCTCTCGGCTTCGTGCGCCTGTCTGGCCGCTATGACGCGGGGATTCTCTTCAACGTAAATCTGGTATAGGATGTCCCCCATTTCCCGCAATTCACTTTCATCGGGAAACATCTCTTCTCTTATCGCTTCCTTTAGTCGCCCTAACAGCCCAATCCATTCTTCATAATCTTCCTTGAGCCCTTCGATTGATGCCCCTGTATCCTCTGCCGTTTCTGCCGTCATCTTCATCCCGTGGTCCAGATAAGTGAACCCCTCTGTGAGTTCCTTCGCCATTTCTCTTGTATCGTCCATGGCCATTTTTAGGTACATCTGTTTGAGCCGATTATCAATGACCGCCTGTCCAAATCCTGCCTGAGCATAAGCGGCTTGCCACGTAGCATCTTCCAAGGCCACGTAGCTCTTAATGAACTCCTCTGCCGAATCCGATACCTCATAAGCTGTCTCTGCCAGCGTTCTATGCTCCTCTGCTGTCCTCTCTGTAATCTCTATGTATTCAAGTAGTTTTTCAGCTAAGGGGTCCATGGCCTCCACGAGCAATTTCCCCACGGCATCCTTGGCTTCCTTGACCGCCACTCCAATTTTAGCCGTCTTGGCAGCCGTCGTATCCGATATGTCCCCCACCCGCTCTAAGGAGGTCGTACCCTCCTCCATCACCGCTGTCATAAAGGCTTGCTCGCGGGTCAGGCTCTTATTCGCTTCCCTCAACTCATTGATGCGGGTGCGGACCTTGCCCGCACTGATCCCGAAAGTGTCGAGCCGGGGAATCGACTGGTTTGCCAACATCAAGGCGAACTCTTCCATCGCCTGGGTCGGCCCCTTGCCCATCGCGGCGCCGAGGGTCACGGCCATCTTGGTGAGTTTGGCGGCCTCTTCCGAATTGTCGGCCAGCCCCATCGAAACCAATTTGCTGGCCGAGGCCATGAGACCTGCCTCGTCCACCATCCCCATCGAGGCTTCCTTCATACTGGCCAGCATATCCTCGGAATCCTCATCGACGCTTTCCGCAAGCCTGTCGAAGACCAGGCGCGTCTGTTCCAATTCGATTCCCGCCGAGACCATATCCCTGAACTCACCGGCCACCATGCCGCCGATGTTGGCCAAGGAGAAACCCAAGGCGGTCTCCATAATGCCGCCCAAGGAGATGTCCACGCCCTTGAGTTGCTTGGAGGCTTCGTCTTTAGCCCTTATGATGAACTGCAATATGTTAGCCAAGCTCTATCTCCCCTACCGCCAGAATGCGGTCGATATCGACCTGGGGCATATCCTCAACTTCCTCCATGGTGAGATTAGTCCCCAGGACTTGATTGACCCTCCTGGTGATGATCACGCCGTTCCTAAAGTCGGGGGGCTCCCGCCTCATTCCGTCTTTGAAGAGTCTGAGCCCCCGCCTAAATTTTTTACCAGTTCATCCCGATAGGCGTCCAGTTCTTGCCAGATGATACCCCGGCGGTCTTGCGGCGAAATCAAAGCCGCAGCTACCGCATTGGGCATATCGTCCAATTCCTCCTCCGAGATGCCCAATAGTTCACAGAACGCCCCATTGGTCTTCTCACGCTCCAGACTAAAGAGTTCCCTGAGAATCCTCCGGGGGGGATTCACCCACAGCTCGATCTCGACACCTTCTAGGTCGGGATGATAGTCACCCAGGCGCAAGGTCTTGGTGACCTTCTTGAACTCCATCCTCCCCCCTACGGCAAGGTGGCTACTGTGTTTACGACGACTATCTCCAACTCTTTCGTACCCGTCGAGTCGTACATGGATTGGCCGCTCAGGGCCACTATATTGTCCCCGCGATCCGCATCGAAGATACTGGCCGGGTCCCAGACGAAGCAACCATCGATCTGGAAGCTGTGGTTAGCGTCCTTCGCCACCAAGATGCGGATGAACCGCGAAGTGCCGGCTTCCACGGCCGCCAGTTCGGTGGCCGCGTTGGCGGTGAACTCCATCCTGAGTTCAAATGTCGCCGCCGTCGGCTCTATCCCATGACCAGCGGGGTAAAGGTTTGTCCCCCGCCATATCGGGTAGGAGCAAGGCAGGCTCAACCTCCAGCCCAGGAGTTCGGCCGTCAATTCCGAACCGCCCAAACCGGCCCATGTGGTATCGACGTAGAGCCTGCTGTAATTGGCAGCCAACGGAGTGACGCTCGGCACGCTCAAAGACGTAAAGGTCGTTGTCGTCCTAGTCCAGCCGTAGATGTCGGCGGACATTTGACACAGTTCCCCGCCACCCAACCCCCCGGAGAACTCTATGCTTTCGGCGATGCACCCGTTCACTTCGTAAGCCTGGGTGTCGTCACCGTATTCGATGGTGAAGGAATCCAGGGTCGGCTCGGCGGTCGTCGCCTTGGTGAATGTCCAGGTGTAAGGAGATGCTGTGCCCGAAGGCGTCACATTCCCCTTGACGCCCATGTGCAGGAGATAGAGCACTTGTTCGGGCGTCAGATCCCCGTCGAAGCGCAACCCCACGACCTGTTGGGCCAAGTGCTGGCGCCCGTGCAAGGCCAGGACGGCCGGGGTCGCCCGCCTGACCAGGGAAGCCCTATTCTCGACAACTATCCCGCCCGGTGGGGCGCCGGCATCAAGCATAGCCGTCGCGGCGACGGCCGTGCCCTCCGTGCTTTCCTCGCCAATCTGTATCTTCCTGAATGCTACGTTTCCCATGATTCACCTCCTCTCTCTATGTGATAACTTCGTCCAAATCAGGGCCTTTCGGCTCCTCTTTTGGCTCGTCTTTGACATCCCGATACGCCCCACTCCGCACGAGGAGCTTCTTCACCTGCTGTGGCTTGCATCCGAGCAGCGTTGCCCACTCCTTGCGGTTCTTCCTCAGCTCTTCGTGGTCTATATCCCGCGAAGGGATACCTGGGATGCCGACAAGCCCCTTTTCTTCTCCCACAAATTCAAGCATAATCACCTCCCCAGGGTTTGCCCCAAGGTTGCAGGGCCTCTTCCCTGTAAAGACCTTCGGCTTCCACGTCCGGCCAAATGATCCTGAATCGAGGCTCGCTCGTTATGTGTCCACAGATCACCCCCAAGTCGCACTTCTGCACGAACCCTTTGCTTTGGCAATCGATGGCGAAATCCCAATCACAGGAAGGGGTCTCCTCCCGATGGAAGTCAAGTTCCTCTAAGACGTGCCGCCGAATCAGCGTGCAACCCAGGCCCACTCCGGCCACCGGGATGACTTGGCCCCACGCTTCCCATGCCGATTCCGCATCATCGCTGATCGCCTTGGCACTCTCTTCCCGCACTTCCTCATAGGCACTCCACCTGTGGGGATGGTTTCGGAAACAATAGAGGCCATAGGCCACATCCGCCCCCACATCAATTAGCCGTTCCAAGGCTTCCCCCGGAAGAATCATGTCCGCCTCCGCGGTGAGCATCGCATCGTAATCACCTCGTAGGAAAGCCTCTCGGCCCCGCTGGTACTTCCAGGTGATGCGGTCGTGCCGATCTTCCAAAGGCGAATCTCCCCGCATGATCAGGTATTCCAATACCCCCTCCCACCGCAAGCGTAAAAGCGAGTGCATCGTCCGCCCGTAGAGATGCGGCCATTTGGGATTAGTGGGGCAAAAGACCAGTATTTTCATATTGTTAAGCCGACACCGTGATGCTCGCCGTTTCCTTAGCCTCGAAATGGAAAAGCAGGATCAGATGCTTCTGTCCACTCGCTTCGGGGTATTCGCGTTCCCCGAAGCGCCAGAACGGTTCGAGGAATTCAAGTTGGTCGCAAGTGCCGCCGAGGGATAAATCGGAAGCATACAAATCTTCGAACCCCTCGATCATCGGTATCAAGGTAGCCATCGTGTCCGGCACATGGCCTCGCCGCATCAGCACTTCGACGTAAAATCTACGATGAGCAGTCTTGCCGAACCCCGCCCCGACCTTTGTGATGCCCTCTTCCGCATATCTGATCGAGCACGGGAAGTCCGATATGGATTCTGGTATGTCCTCCCACCTGCAAACCTTCTTCAGCCCCAGCGTGTTCTTGTTTTCCTCTTCCAGGTCCGCGCTGGCCTTGAGGATGTCCTCCATACTCACCGGTTGGCCTCCCTCACCAGCTTGGTGATGAATCTGTCCAAGAGATTCCTGATCTCCCTCTTCTTCTTCTCGAAAGCCCGCTTCAGGAAGGGCCGCGCAGCCATACGGCTCGTCCCGAATTCCAGATGCGGTGCATACGCCACGTTGCTGCCCACGATCCCCACGATCTCCCCGCCCATCCTTTTGACTTCCGGGCGGATGCTGGCGCGCAACCTCCCCGTGTCCACCGCTGGGGGGAACCCCGGTGCGCTGGCCCTGTGGATGATACTCCCGCGCTTGTAGACGCGTCCTGTCCCCGGCCTCATGCTGGTGATGGCTTCCCTCATCACTATCAGGGTCGCTTGCCCCATCGCCGTCTTGATGCCCCGAGGTAATTGCTGTACAACTTGAGCCATCTTCTTCTGTATCTCCTCCGCGCCCCTGACTTCGACCTCCATGCCTATACCTGATCCGGGCAACTAACAAATAATTCGCATTCCAACTTATTGCCATCTTTGGTAAACCGCACGTCAAGCCGATACTGCTCTCCTTCGGTCAGGCTCTTCAGTGTAGGCAGGGTGATCACCTGCGCCGAGGCCGTCGTGCTGCCGCTTAGAACTGTGGAAGTCACGACAGTCCCATCCGATAGCTTGGTCGCCACTGTAGAAAGGCTGCTGAGGGCTCCCGCCGCCGATCCCACGTTGCTCACGTCTATCGTGAACACTATCTCTTCGTTGGCATCGACCTCTTGTACGCCTTCTTTGACTTCCCGAATGCCCATTAGGTTCTGTCCTCCGCCGTCAAAGCAAAGCTTCTCTTTGGTCCTGTCTTGGCAAAACTCCTTGTTGGAGCAGTCAAAGCAAATGGCCTCTTCGGCGCGTTCAAATCCCTAAGCGCCACTATCCCCGTCGGCACGGTACTTTTTCGCCTAAAGAGATCGAAGAAGCCCGCAGCCATCAAGCCACCCCCGTAATGGGATCAGCGGCAGCATCACTAGTCACCGTCTTTGTGAGAAACGCGGTGGAGCCATCAGTCTTCTTAATAGTCAAAGTGCTTCCACTGAGCGCCCATTCGAGAATGGCCAAAATTAGAGCCGCCAGGGTATGATCTCCAGCGACATCTTCCACATTAGAGACACTCCGCTTCAAAATCTCATCGGCGATGGCCTGCTTGGTGGCAGTGCTGAGAACGACCCCATCCGTGCCCGTGTCTGCTAGAATCGCAGCCACCTCGGTATCCACCGCTGCCAAAATAGCCGCTATCTCGGTGTCGAGGTAGCCAGCGATGGTCGCCAACTGTGCGTCTATGTCGCTGTCATCGGCGGGGTCCGCAGGTAGATTGTCCGTCTTGGCCTTGATAGCGTCTACAACCGTGTCAATGGTCGTTATATCGGTGGGCAGATTCGCCGCTGCTAACTCTGCAAGCCTCGCCTCGGTGCAGACAGAGGCAAGAGCAACCGCACCTGCACTAAGGTTGTCCAAGTATCCGGCTCTAAGTGCTGTTAGCCTTGCGATGAGCGTATCAACATTGCCATCGATGGTTGCCAACTGAGCGTCTATATCACTATCATCGGCAGGGTCGGTAGGCAAGTTATCGGTCTTGGCCTTAATCGCATCGACCACCGTATCGACAGTGGTGAGCGCGGCAACGGTAGCCAAGAGCGCATGAGCCGTGTCCATCTCCGCTTTGGTTGGGGAATCATAGTCACTTAGCGCGGTATCCGCTTCGGCATTGACGCTTGCCTTCTGTGTGGCGCTGAGGTCTATATCGTCAGTGCCCTTGACCTGTGCGGCTATCTTGCTGGCAGAAATCAACCCTTGGAGCTCGTTTGTATCCGTCTCAATAGCATCAATCTGCGTTTCTGTCGTTGAACTCAGGTTCACGGTCGCGGTGTCCAGGTCGAAGGCGTGCATCGCTGAAGCATTCCCATAGGTCTCGATGACAAGCGCGGTATCCAACCACACCTTCGTGGCCGAATCAACGATATAGATTACGATTCGTGCCGCTTCCATCTCTGTCGCTGATATGGTGATAGAATAGCCCTGTCCTTCATCCACGAATCCGTTAGCCGTGTTCGCCTCGGCTCCCTCATCCTTCATTATCTTTGTATCGCCAGCGGCGTGTGCGGCATCTACCCTGAAATCTACGCCGTCCACCTCGAATAAGACGAAATCAACCTTGGCTTCTACCCCATATTTTCTTAGATATGTTCCTTGCATGATTCCTCCTTCCTAGTAACCTTCTATCCGGCGGCGGAATATCGGGATGCCCCCATTCCCCACCGTGTATTCGATGTGGAGTTTGGCGCCATGAGCGTTGCCCGAGTAGTCGTAGGTTCGGCAATTCTGGTATCCATCTATGCTCGTTTGGTCATTCTTGATTTGCACCATCACGGCATCGTTGCTAATGGTGTATGAATTGACCAATTCTTGAAAGATGGTGTTCAGCGAATCTGATTGGTTCCAAGCGCCATTAGTCCAGCCCCCGTCCCAGGGCACAGAAGCAGTAGTCAGGGCATCAGCATCGAATTCCGCCTTGCTGGTAGGGGCAGCAGGATTGTCCTCATCAACCCCATAAATCAGCCTCTCTGGAGTTCCCGTTGGAGCACCCGCATATACTTCTATGTAGGATATATCTATCGTTCCTTCAATGGTCACTCCTGTCCAACGAGCGAAGAGTTCATAGGTATATCCTACCGTCCAATATCCGACGGTCATGCTTACAAAGGCAGTATAAAAGTCGTCATTTGAGCGGTGTCCATCATCCCCACTCGCCCCCACCTGCTTATCTACTGTACCAGGAGAACCGCCCATGATAGGGGGCATCATCTGGCCATCATACATACATCTCTCAGTCGGAACCCAAAGGCCAGACCGCAACCTAGCCCAGAGTTGCTTTAGGGTCGAGCCTCTAGTCCTGTGGACTACCCGCCATTCCTCTTTCACCAATACCCCCAAGTCCTCAGCCTATCTTGATCCGCTTGAAAGGCTCCAAGGCCAACTGCACCGCCGTCGGCATCCTCTTGGAATAGACCAAGGTGCCCAACTCCGGTATCCCTGCCACGTCCTGGTAGGCCGCCTGGGCCCGTTTGAGCATCCAGCAAGCGTATTCCACCGCCGCATCCCAGATGTCCTCCAGGTTGCTAGAAGAAGGTATCGCCGCGTTGAACCCCCAGTCGGCCACCATCTCCACCGCCTTGCGCCCCCCCGCGAATGATTCGTGCGCCCCGTCGGGGTCAACCTCAAGCCACATATATGGCGAGGGAGGAACCATGTTCGGGGCGTTCAATGGGTATTTGATGTAATCCGTGGCGGCCCACGATTCGTCGTCCACGGTCAGCGTCGTGACGGCCGTGAAATCATCCACGAAGAGAACCGTTGTGCCGTGCGCGTCGTAATAACGAGTCCCCGATGCCGCCGCCTGGAAACTCCGCCCGCAGAAGCGGTCTATCCGGCGGCTCACCGCCGCGCACATCCCTTCGAGTACCACATCCCAATCGGCACTCGTGATGCCCAGCCGGGCCTTCACGTCTTCCGGCGAACAATAATTGGCCATGCTCTACTCCATCTATGATGCTGGCGCCCCTTCCCAATGCGCGCAGATGTGGGGGGTTGTCCCGGTGATGGCTAGGTACAACCCGGTCCTGAAGTCCACCGGCTTGCAGGGTTCGAAGTTATCCGACAGCCCTATCCCCGCCCCCAATTTGCACAGGATGGTTCCCGACGCGGATGTGTTGTCGTAGACTATGACGGTGGCCGCGTCCGCCCCGGCGCACAGGTTGACGGTGATGAGCTTCCCAGCCCCATCCGCGTATTCAGCCGATGCCGTGCCGCTCTTTCTTTCGGTCATGTTGCCTCCTTATGCGTATCCCAATCCCCGAAGATGCTCTATCATCTTTTCGGTTTCCGCCTTGGTCATCCCGAATATCTCTTCGTAGCGGACGTGCCAATCGCCCGCCGTGTCCGGCCTGACGAACCCAGCCGCTTTGTAGTGGCTCGTGGCGAACCCTTCGGCCATCTTCTGTAGACGCCCCGGCATCTCCTTAGCCAAATTGCTCTCCTCGCCGGGATCATCCTCAAGGTTGAAAAGTTCAAACTTCGGCCCCTTCCTGGCGTGTGCCGACCCGATGTATTTCCAAGGCCAATCGATGAGCGCCCAGTGGAAGTTGTAAGCCTCCTCCCCCACTCCTTTGGCCAAAAAGGTCATTTGATCGTGTAGGGGGTATCCCGTGATCGCCCAGGTCATCGGGTATCCATCCATCCCGGCCAGCACCTTCTTCAAGGGCTCACTTTTGGTAATATCCCCAACGAATAAATCGATGACCGTCGGGAAGATGTCGATGTGCTGGGTGAACTCTTCCACCACCGTGCCCCCGGGACATCCAGGCCAGGAAAGGTACATCGGCACCCGGAGGAGCGGTTGATACAGCGTGTAGAAGTGCTGCTTCACGCCATGCTCCCCAAGCATCTCCCCGTGGTCGGAAGTGAAGACTATCAGGGTATCGGGATGGTTCCTCTCGACGTAGCCGATCAAATCGGCCACTATGTTATCGGTGAACTTCACCGCCTTCTTGTACGTCCTGTTCTTGTAGGGCTCGTGGCAATCCATCGTTCGCACGAAGAAGTACCAGGGGTTCCCCTCCTGCTTCGCCCCATCGATGAAAGCCCTGGCCTGTATCCAACCGGGCTGCGTCTTGACGTTGCGCCCCATGGGGGTCACCTCATCGAACCCGTAGTAGTAGAATTTCGGATAGGTCGCGGTATAGCCCCCGCACTTGTGGCCCCAGAACTTTTTGAGCCAGACCGCTATGCTGGCGAAGGCCGGATACGCGGGCCAACTCTCGGCTTCGTGCTTCTGGACTATCTGGCCCTGAATCCCGTGATTGAACGGATGCAACCCAGACAGGATGCTCAGGTAGTTCGGGTCGCTGCAATGTGCCACCGTGTAGTGGTTGTTAAAGAACACCGCCTTCTGCTCCGCCCATTTCTGGAAGCGGTACATCTGTTCAAGGCAATAATCCCGCCGCAGGGCGTCTATGGTCAACAATAGGACGTTCAGCCGAACCCCCCGTGCTTCGTGGAATGCTTTACGCTGGGGGCCAACTCGAAGGAGCCATCTATCACGCTCTTAGCCACCGCTTCCGCCTTTTTCTTGGAGGACACCTTGATGACCGCACGGCTCTCGATGTATGGCCGCCACGCTTCCAATTGCTCAACTGGAAGCCTTATGATGCTCCCCGGCATGAAGACCACGCCGAAGTCCCGTATCTCGTAGACGACCACGAGGCTGGTGAATTTCCGCCTGACTTTCTTGGCCGCCTTCTTCTTCGCCATGTCTCCTCCTATCTGTCCGACGGCAGATACGGCAGATCGAACGCCCCGCTCTGGATGTCGTCCCTCAAGGCCCGGGCCGAGGTGATGTTGGGCTTCTCTATGGCTAGGCAGTCTTCGAGGCAATCGGCCCACTCGTCCCTTTCACTGTTCCGCACTTCCAGAATCGTGCCAGGCTTCAATTCCGCCGTATAAGGAATTACGTATATCGTGTAATTAGCCATCGGCTTCCTCCCTTCCGGATGCTATTTGAAGGCCCAGAGCAAGATCCACACGACGAGATTGGCGGCCACCATTAGCTTGATCATTGGCACGCCTTGGATGAAAATATCCGCCCCCCAAAGCACATCGCGGAGCCGTACTTCCTTGGTTAGGTTTTTCCAGCGTATGTCAACCGCCTTCCACTTTTCTATTTCCATCTTTGGCCTCCTCCTCTACTTCAGGGAACAGGTGGATGATGTCAAGGCAATCTTCCGGCAACACCTCCCGTTGGTTCATCATCTTCAGGTTGTCGACTATGATCCCATGGGCCACCTCGCCTATCTCGACTTCCTTGGGTTCCGCAAGTTCCGCATCCCACGCAACGCCATCGTCCTCCGGCCGCATGTCGAACTTCTTGTGCTCTTCCTCGGTGAAGCTCAAATCCTCCCGCAACTTCCTCACGATCCTCAAGGTCGTCAAGTTCCCGCTCTGCGGAGGGATGAGCTGCAAGAGCACTATTCGCTGTCTGACACTCAGGAGCATCGGTTTCCCTATTTTGTTATGGGGGCGATTATAGGCTCGCCCCCAAAGCCTTGTTTACGTGCCTGACGGTGCCGTGCTGGAAGCCAAAAGCCAATACGGCGTTGACCCTGCTATGAACCGCAGGGCGTGGCTGATGTGCGCGCCGTCGGCGAACGTGCTCATCAGAACGGTATCGCTCTTCGTGCCGATGGTATGGTCGGTTGACACCCATAAGAAACTATTGGCTGCCAATGAACCATAGCTGCGTAGGGCGATGTAGGACTCGTGCGAACCACGCTGACCACCACTATTGTTGGAGTTCAGCACTAGCACGAAGTTGTCCGATACATTGTCGGCACTATTGATGACCTCGAACTCCGCGCCGCTGATATAGCCGTTAACGGCTTTCGTAGCCCCCTGAGTCACCTTGGCATAAATGCCAGAAACCCAGGACCCAGCAGACCCGGTTGGGGTGACGGCGAAATTGCCACCGACCATCGAATCGCCGGAGCTGAGGATGCCAGCGTAAGCGACGGCGAACGCGTGCTCCTCGCCACTAATGGCGTCGGCAGCCATGTCAATCGTACACTTTTTCTTGGCCTTGATTGATATTCTTTCCCTCTGACTCACTGGTCACCTCCTGTCTTTTTTTGAGGCCAGGGGTGGGGCGAGTCCTTTCCCCACCCCTCACCAGTCCTACTATTTGCATCACTAAAGCGTGATGTTGTAACCCACGACCGCGTGCCCATCGGTCGTTCCGAACTTCTGAAGGTCCATTCTCAGAAGCGAGGTCACCCGGGTTGCATCAAGATGGTCGTAGTAGTTGACGCCGAACTTGATGCGCCTGCGCCAACCCACGAGCCAGGAAGGCTTGTGCGCGCAGATCAGGATGCCTGTGGTCGGCGTGGCGTGGTATTTCCCGTCGGTCCCGAACTTGTTCATCTCGCCGGAGACGATAAGCGGGGAACCCGATAGGTCGGCCACCTGCCCCGTGACAATCGTTGCCTTCGGCCCCATCTTGTCTATGGTGGTGAACTCGTCGAAGTCGAGCATCTTATAGATGGTGTTGTAGTCGCAGAACCAAACGAGATCCGACGGCCTTATCCCGTGCTTGGCCATCAGTTGGCGCAACGCATGGACATCAGCCAGATCGAGCGCGCCGCAATCGCGCTTGTAGGTCGTGGCGTCCACCAGGCCGAAGTGCCGCAGGCCGTCGCAGACGATGTTCTTGCTGGTCGTGGCGGCGGTGGCCTCGGAGATGTTGCCGGTTCCGGTGGTCTTGTCACCACTCAAGATGGCGTTCTCTATCGCCTCATCCTGTGCCTTGGCCATCTGGTCACGCACAATGGGGAGCTGGGGTACAATCCCATCTTCGTCCAACTCGCCGCTGAACCAGACGGCGCAACCGAGCTTGGTCGTTGCAAACGTCACCTTGGCATCGGTGATCTGGCTGGTGGTGATGCCAGTCGCCAAGGTGGGAGTTCCGGCGGTCTGCTCGGGGACTACATACACGGTCGGCCCAGCGGTCGATGTCGGCAGGTAGTAGTTGTCGCTCGGCAGGTCCATGTTGGTGAACTGGGCCGCAGCCCTGTTCTCCAAGCGTAGCCGATCCCACACCCGCTTTTCGTAGTTTTGGGGCCGCCAGTTGGCGGTATCCGTCCGGTCCATCAGGGCGATAGCCTTGATCTGCATATCAAGGGTTTGCGGTTTATCCTCATCGCCCCTGAGCCAGAAAGGATCAGCCTTGACGGCTTCCTCAAGACCGCCCTTCACGGCCTGCCGCAACTCCTCTGAGGCCGGTTGCCCGGCTCCCAAGAGCATCATGTAGACCATCTCACGATCGGCCGCGTCCTGCTGGTCCCAGAAGTTGCCTTTGACTTCCACATCGCCGTCCCCGAAGATGGGCTTGCGTTCCACCTCCGCCTTCAATTCGTCGATCTGCTTCTTGAGATCGGGGATCTCGGTGCGTAAAGTCTCCAGCTCTGCCGCGTCCTTGGCCCGCTGTTCGGCCTCCTCACGTTCCTTCAGGGCTGCTTCCACAGCCGCTTTCACTTCATCGCTCACTTTGTCACCTCTCTTGTCTTGTACTGTCTCATCGCCATCGGCATCTCGTCGTCCCGCCTCCTCCAAGGCTTCACCGGCCTTATCCGAGGAGGCTCCATCGTCGAACTCGATGCCTATGGCTTTGAAATGCGCTTTGGCCGCCGCTTGAGCGACGGCATAACGATTCGCAGGCTTCGGAGTGACCGACCACTCCGCCACGGGCCACTTCAAGATGCGGCCCTCCTTGCCTTTCCGTACTAGGTGGGATATGGCCCCGCTAGAGAAGAAAAGTTTGCCCTGCTTGGCCAATTCCCACGCCCTTTTCGCCAACTCTTTCGTCTTATCCAAGACCACCCTGATCCAAGTGCCTCCATCCCGCTTCTCGTGGGTGATCTCTTGCCCGATGACTTCCGGCTCCTTCTCGGTCAGGCCATGATGGAAAACGACGGGGCGCTTGGGATAGAGGTCGAGACCCAGATCCGTCTTCTCATCGAAGAATTCGCCTGTTTCATCCTTGCCCTCGAAGGGGCCTCCATAGGGCACACCCAGGCCCTCCAGAATCCACTCGCCGTCCTCCTCGACAGCTTTCACGGCCTTTTCCTCAATGGTCAATTCCTTCCCTGTGTTGGGATCATCTACGACATCCATCGGTTCCACCTCCACCTTGTACGACTGCTCACCGATCTCGGTAATCATCGCCTTGTGCTCCGAAACCCACCGCTTCGCCTCGGCCATGCTCCATTTGTCCACATTGAACAGATAGGTCACGACTTCCCGGCATTCCCCACAGTAGAGCGCGTTGATACCCCGGTCATCGCTTATCGAAATTGTCCTGATGCGATGGCCTTGGTGCCCCTCGCTCACGGGGATGCGGTGGTAGTTCTCCGTCGTCTCGACTTTCGCTTCCATATCTAGCCCCCTATGATTGGCAATATCACGCATCTACAACTTGCATGGAGCGGAGGATAGTTCACCGCCTCGTAATCGAATTTCAGGCGTTGAATCTCCTCGCCTTCTCCCACGATCATCTCCGTGCCCTGGTCTTGGTAGATCTCCTCGATTCCCACTATCTTGCCGTGCATCTCGGAACAGAAGGGGCAAGTCCGTTGGTCAAGCGCGGCATACCACTGTTTCTTGGTGATCCCCACCTGCCTGAATCCCTCCACACTCCCGGCGTTGGAACTCCTGATGGTTTCTGTGCGGGCGATCCGTTCCGCTCTCACCCTATCGAATTCCCCGAACTTCTCCGCCAGGGCCTTCCTCATCTGGGAAATCGTCCAGCCTTCCTCCTGGCCTTGGAAGATGATCTCCCTGACCGATTCGCCTGTCTTGCCCACGATGCCATCGGCGAACTTCATCGAGTACCGTTCCAACCAGGCCAGGGTTTCGGGGGATGTCACATCAAATTCTATACCCCAAGTGGCCGTCATTATCTCCGCCGAACCGGCTATGAGGGCTTGGAAAATGGGCAGGAACTCGCTGCGCCACGCTTCGCCGGCCATCTTCAAATAGTCCTCGACTTGGAGGAGGAAATCCTGGTATGCGACGGTCGCCTTCTTCTCGCCCTTGCCGGCCTTCTTGAGAATCTTCAATATCTTGTTCTTCTCCTGGCGGAAGAGAGCTTTGGCCTTTTCCCTGAAATGGCCTTCCCAAAGTTTAGCCCCCCTATCCAAGCCCTTCGCCCAAGGCTCGAAACGGTCTAAATCCCGCCTGGGTGGGAAAGCCCCCTCCTTGGCACCATCGAAAACGGCCTTGATGTCGTTCACGTTCTCGGCCAGCCGCAATTGTTCCTGGATGACGGCTATGAGCCTCGGGTCCAAGGTCGCCGACTCAAACGGGGCATCCGCCGTCCCCCGTTCTTTCAGCCACCGCCTGGCTTTCCGCTCCCAACGTTGTAAGTCCCCATTGCCCTTCGCCTTTTCCTGTTCCTCTTCTTCAGGCGGCTTTTCCTCCACCTCCGGCTTCTCGGCGCCAATGGGCCCCAAGCCCGCGTAACGAAGCCTCGCCTCATCCACCGTCAATATGGGATTCAAAGGATTCAAGAAAACCCCCGCCTCCTGGATGAGCAATTCCCTGTTTTCGGGCCTCACGTCCTCGAACCGGCCCACGAGGCCGCGATCGTAGAAGCGCCACAGCACCTGCGAGGTGAGGATCTCCCCAATCCTCACCAGCATGGGCCATATCACCCAGGTCAGGAAGAATCGCCAGGCCACCTCCGCATTGGCTTGGGTCGCGCTCTCGCGGTACAAGCCCGGGGGGATCTGGTAGATTCCGGTCATTATCTCTTCCTGGTTGAATTTGCGGCCTTCCAGCCATTGCATATCTTCGTGGCTCAATCCAATGTCCTGCCATTCGGCCGCCGCCCCCCGGATGAAGCCGGTCTTCTGTTCCGTCCCCTTGGCCCCATAGGTTGCCACCCATTCCTTTTTGATGCGCTCGAACTCCGCGTCCCCCACCATCTCTTTGATGTTCAACAGGCCCGCCGGAACCGCCCTCCCCCCGGCGAAGAAGTTCCTGTTGTAATCAGCCGCTGCATAATCGGTTTCCCCCGCAAGCGCCGCCGCTTCTACGGGCGAAAGCCCCAGGAAATCGTGGCGGGGATGCCACAGGGGGAAATGGACGACTTCTTCCGCTTCCAAGGTCACGCTCCGCCCCTCCATCTCGTACACCCAGCCCTTGATATATCGCTTTTTATCCGCCACCACCCTCATCCGGTCCGGGCGCAACGGCCATATCTCCTTGGGTTCGCCCCCGACGTTATTGAGATACCAATAGGCGTTGCCCGCCAATTCCTGGAATCCCACCGTCTGCTCCCACAACTGATAGCGGGACATGAACGGGTTGGGCCGCCACAGCAACTCCTCGAAGGGATGGGAGACGATTTCCTCTTCCTGTTCGGCCTTCCTTTCGAGCACGTTGAAGGAAACGCTGGCCGCCGCCCTGCATATCCTGGACACCGAGGCATAGACCCAGCTCACCTGCTGGTATGCCTTCATCTGGTTGTCGGCGGTGGTCGCTATCGATATCGGTTGCTGTTCGCCCCGCTCGCCGACGACCTTCACGACCATCGGGAGTTTGCTGTCAGCCCTGAGATAGCCCAAGTTCCCCATGATGTCGTCAAGCGATAGAATCTGCCTCGGTATCTCCCGAAGGATGTCCTTTATCATTCTCTACTCGCCCTGCGGACCATCACCACGATGACCGCTTTCAACAACGCCTCGGCCACGAGGCCAATCACGAACACAGACCCAACCAACCCGAAGGCGGCCAACACTCCCAGTGTCGCCCAAAGCGCATCGAAGAATATCGGTTTCATGCGAAATCTATCACCCGGCCGGCCATTCTAATCATCTGCATCGCCCCGCTCACGGCATCCACCTGATCGTCGTGCTTGCCTTCCGGGAAAGCACATACTTCATCAATGAAATCCTTATTCCAATCTCCCCGCACTAATATCACTTTTTGCTGTTCCGCCCTGGCTAGAAATGGCATGGCCCGGGTTAGTTTGTCCGTTACCACCCTTATCGGCTTGAAGGCCAACCCCACCAGGCGAGGTTCGCGCTGGAGCATCTGGTACATCCCCTTCTGCACCCCTACGTCCTCCACGCCCTGCTGCGTCTCCGGCCCATCCATCCTCGCCGTATCGCCTATAACCCTGAGCGCGTCCGGCCACTCCCAACGATCCCGAACCAAGTCTGCTATGACCAGGAAGCCCTTGGCCGTCAATCCCACCTTAGTCCC